TTATGGACGCATTATGGACATTCCTGACACCGGGTTAAGAGTCACTGCATCTTGTAAGAAATCCGGTGCAAAGTGTGCGTAGGTCATAGTTTGCTGAATGTTAGAATGACCCAAGATGCGCTGCAATGTGATTATGTTACCTCCATTCATTATAAAATGTGTGGCAAATGTATGCCTCAAAACATGCACTGCCTGTCCGTCAGGTAAATCGGGTTTTACTTCCCTGAGAGCGTTGCGCACTTTGTAGTAACTGGCATTAAAAAGCCTGCCTGAATTTTTGGTCTTGATCCGTTTAATCAGGTCCTGCGAAACGGGAATTGTCCTGCGCTTTCCGTTTTTAGTTTTCATAAACGTAACCATCTGGTTAATGATGTGTTCAGCTTTTAAATTAGACACTTCACTCCAGCGTCCACCAGTAGAAAGGCAGACCAGAGTCGCATTTAATTCATCACCATCGAGCATGGATAACAGCCGTGTAATCTCTTCACTGGACAAAAAAGCCATTTCTGTAACAGCTTCACGTAATCGCTTAACCTCACGGAACGGGTTGTGAGAATGGTATTCACCGGCATCAATTAACTTGGTGAACATCCCGCTCATTATTGCCAGATGCCGATTTACGCTGGCTGGTTTTAGACCATCGTTCATCATTACAACGCGATAATCAGTTATCGTTTTCTTTGTTAGCTGGTCAGCTCTGGACACTCCCATTTCTGCAAATTTGGCGATTATTGTCGTCAAACGCCCCCGTTCAATATCTCCACGCTCATGTGATTTTCCGTGATATATCCACCATCTGCCTAACAACTCTGTAAGAGTTCGGCGGTCGGCTGGCTTCTCCAGCCACTCTTTGTTGTGGTAGTTAACCAGTACATGACGTTCGAATGCTTGAGCTTCACCTTTAGTTTTAAATTTCCGCCTGATACGTTTTCCATCTGCACCCTGCGGTCTGACGTCCACTTCATAACGACCATCATCGAGCTTTTTAATAGACATAAAGCCCTCCGATGACGCTGTTTACTTCTACTACTTGAAAATTAATGCAATTTTCTTTCGTACATTTACTGCATACATATGCTGAATAAATCGTCAGCCAGTCTTTTGGTCTGAGTGGTGCAAGGTTGTTGAGTCTTGCCCAATGTGCGCGAGCGCCGGGGCTATTTGTCCGCCAGCGGGATCAGTTTCATCAAACATGAACCAGTCACGGTACTTGCGAAATCTTTCAGGCTTGAAAAATTTCATGCCTGCGTCAAAAGACATCTTTACTTTTCCCTGCTCATATCCAGCATAGGTGTTGTAGTTAATTCCAGTTAATTCAGCAACTTGCTTCCTTGTCATTCTTTCTGACTCCCGAATAAGTGCGAGTTTCTCTGCTTGAGATGTGATTTGTGTATTTGACATGAATTGTCGTATCTCGTAATTTATGTTGTATGCGACACACCAGAACAACTCAGAGCGGCTTCAAATAGCTCTGGTTGAATGGCACCAAAGTTGAGGATATCAAAATGAGTATTGGATCAGAAATGAATAACGATGTTGGAGAAAAAGTATCTGATCTCACAAAAAGTAAAAAATGTGACATCAAACTTGCAGCCGCACCGTCGGATTTGCTCTCGAAAGAGGGATTTGCTCTTTACATCGGTAAGACGCCTCGTGCTGTTGCTGAAATGGCGAAAGCAGGCAAGTTACCAGCCTTTTATATGACGGACCCATTAAAGCCGGGCGGTCATGCTGAGTTATGGATTAATCGCCGTGAGTGGGACAAGTACGCAGCCCAACTAGTTGATGAAGCTCCGACAGAATGGCATGACTGGAAAAATCGCATTAGTTACAGCAAATCAAGACATGGCCGTGCGGCTTAAGGTGGAAAGGATGAACGAGCCTCGTTGTATTGCTCAGTTATTGCGTAACGAAAGCCCCAGGGCGATTGACTTCACCATTACCCACGGTAAGGGGCGTAAGGGAATCATTATCCGCACCAAAAAACAGAGTCCGTTAAAAAAGGCTCTGACCTTTCTGAAAAGCCGGAGGGTATGGAAATGACAGTGATGACGCTCAATCTCGTTGAAAAACAACCAGCAACTATGCGCCGGATAATTGGTAAGCATCTTGCCGTCCCTCGCTGGCAGGAGACATGTGATTATTATAATCAGATGATGGAGCGCGAACGGCTAACGGTTTGCTTCCATGCACAGTTAAAACAGCGTCATGCAACGATGCGTTTTGAAGAAATGAACGACGTCGAACGTGAACGGCTGGTTTGTGCAATTGATGAATTGCGTGGGGCATTCTCAAAACGCCGTCAGGTCGGTGCAAGTGAGTATGCATATATTAGCTTTTTAACTGTCAGTCAGCGCCGTACTTTATTTATGCACGCACGACTGACAGAAAAAGAATTTAATCAGCCATACTGGCGAATTAATGAAGAGTCATGTTACTGGCGTGATGCTTTATTCCGTGCATTACGTGAATTATTCAGTCTGTTTGAATATGCACCGACAATTCTGACGTCGGTAAAACCAGAGCAATATCTGCATTAAGTAATTAACCAAAGTTTTTAACGCACTTAATCGTGCGGGGCTTCTTTTTGCCTGGAGAAAGTCATGCATACAGTTTCTGAAAATCAGTGCGGTAAATACGCATTAATGCTGCAACAGGCCAGAACCGAAGCACAGGCCGATGCAGCAACGCGCTTTTCGTCTCATCTTGATGCCATGATTCGCCACATCACAAAGGCGGAGTTATCCCGCGTGGAGATAGTCGAGTTGCTCAGTCAGGAGTCTGCCAAATTCCATAATCTAGGACTCAATAAATAACAGGGAAGTTGGAGATGACAAATACAAAATGGTTCAGGAAACGCTTAACAGATTATCAACTTTCATTACTTAAAAAATTAGATGACAAGACTCCACTACATCCTTCAAGCGATGTCTTCCGCTCCTGTCCTAGTCGTGTGGAAAAAGCATTTATAGCAATGGGGAAATGGGGGCTTGTGACCAAATCAAGAGAAGGTTTCTGTATTACCGATAATGGCCGGGAAATGATTGATTCTGCGGAGAGGGCATATAGCGAATGAAAAATATATTGCTTAATAACTGGCTGAAGATTTCAGTCATGAAAAATGGTGATTTGTCGCTAGCTGATATTAAACGCGATAAAAACACTGGGGATATGGTGGAATCAACTATAGCCATTTATGCGGATAAATTAAATCTCCTGTCTGATGTGGTCAATTTACTTGTTAAACGCGCTGTATTTCATAAGCAAATTTCATCCGTGGATGAACTGACAAAATTAACGACAGAAATCGCCAGCTATTGCGCTGATGAATTTAAGAAACTGAACGACAAAAGGAGCTGGTAATGCCGGACAACGTAGATTTTATTCAGGAACAACAGGCTGAATTACTGGAGCGCCAGATTAACGCGGCAAGGGTAAAACATTGCGGTGTTTCTGCGTTTGTTTGCGAAGAGTGTGATGCGCTAATACCTGCTGCCCGTCGTGCGGCTTATCCGTCAGCCACGCGTTGTGTTTCCTGTCAGTCAGTCTTTGAAGCAAAAAACAAACATTACCGGAGAATGGCATGAGTATTCGTATTGAAATTGGCGAACGTTATGTCGTTACCAGTGACAGCTTTCAGTTTATTCTCCACGAGAAAAAGAGAGCGGAAAGCGGTAAAAACGCCGGTCAGGAATGGCTGGCGGTGGTTGGTTATTACCCGAAATTAAGCCAGCTCGTTTCCGGTCTGATGCATCACGATATTCTGACCGGAAGCGCAAAGTCTTTTGCTGATTTAAACGCGCAGGTTGAGCAACTCAGCAAGCGTTGTTCTGAGGCTTTTGGCTCATATGGCCGTTAAAGCCTCCGGGCGTTTTGTCCCTCCGTCAGCATTTGCCGCAGGCACCGGTAAGGCGTTTACCGGTGCTTATGCATGGAACGCGCCACGCGAGGCTGTAGGGCGCGAAAGACCTCTTACACGTGACGAGATGCGTCAGGTGCAAGGTGTTTTATCCACGATTAATCGCCTGCCTTATTTTTTGCGCTCGCTGTTTACTTCACGCTATGACTACATCCGGCGCAATAAAAGCCCGGTGCACGGATTTTATTTTCTCACATCCACTTTTCAGCGTCGTTTATGGCCGCGCATTGAGCGTGTGAATCAGCGCCATGAAATGAACACCGACGCGTCGTTGCTGTTTCTGGCAGAGCGTGACCACTATGCGCGCCTGCCTGGAATGAATGACAAGGAGCTGAAAAAGTTTGCCGCCCGTATTTCATCGCAGCTTTTCATGATGTATGAGGAACTCAGCGATGCCTGGGTGGATGCGCATGGCGAAAAAGAATCGCTGTTTACGGATGAGGCGCAGGCTCACCTCTATGGTCATGTTGCTGGCGCTGCACGTGCTTTCAATATTTCCCCTCTCTACTGGAAAAAATACCGTAAAGGGCAGATGACCACGAGGCAGGCATATTCTGCCATTGCCCGTCTGTTTAACGATGAGTGGTGGACTCATCAGCTTAAAGGCCAGCGTATGCGCTGGCATGAAGCGTTACTGATAGCTGTCGGGGAGGTCAATAAAGACCGTTCTCCTTATGCCAGTAAACACGCCATTCGTGATGTGCGTGCGCGCCGCCAGGCAAATCTGGAATTTCTTAAATCGTGTGACCTTGAAAACAGGGAAACCGGCGAGCGCATCGACCTTATCAGTAAGGTGATGGGCAGTATTTCTAATCCTGAAATTCGCCGGATGGAGCTGATGAACACCATTGCCGGTATTGAGCGTTACGCCGCCGCAGAGGGTGATGTGGGGATGTTTATCACGCTGACCGCGCCGTCAAAGTATCACCCGACTCGTCAGGTCAGAAAAGGCGAAAGTAAAACCGTTCAGCTTAATCACGGCTGGAACGATGAGGCATTTAATCCAAAGGATGCGCAGCGTTATCTCTGCCGCATCTGGAGCCTGATGCGCACGGCATTCAAGGATAATGATTTACAGGTCTACGGTTTGCGTGTCGTCGAGCCACACCACGACGGAACGCCGCACTGGCATATGATGCTTTTTTGTAATCCACGCCAGCGTAACCAGATTATCGAAATCATGCGTCGCTACGCGCTCAAAGAGGATGGAGACGAAAGAGGAGCTGCGCGAAACCGTTTTCAGGCAAAGCACCTTAACCGGGGCGGTGCTGCGGGATATATCGCGAAATACATTTCAAAAAATATCGACGGCTATGCACTGGATGGTCAGCTCGATAACGATACCGGTAAGCCGCTTAAAGATACTGCCGCGGCTGTTACCGCATGGGCGTCAACGTGGCGCATCCCGCAATTTAAAACGGTTGGCCTGCCGACAATGGGGGCTTACCGTGAACTACGCAAATTGCCGCGCGGCGTCAGCATTGCTGATGAGTTTGACGAGCGCGTCGAGGCTGCACGCGCCGCCGCAGACAGTGGTGATTTTGCGTTGTATATCAGCGCGCAGGGTGGGGCAAATGTCCCGCGCGATTGTCAGACTGTCAGGGTCGCCCGTAGCCCGTCGGATGACGTTAACGAGTACGAGGAAGAGGTCGAGAGAGTGGTCGGCATTTACGCGCCGCATCTCGGCGCGCGTCATATTCATATCACCAGAACGACGGACTGGCGCATTGTTCCGAAAGTGCCGGTCGTTGAGCCTTTGACTTTAAAAAGCGGCATCGCCGCGCCTCGGAGTCCTGTCAATAACTGTGGAAAGCTCACTGGTGGTGATACTTCGTTACCGGCTCCCACACCTTCTGAGCACGCCGCAGCAGTGCTTAATCTGGTTGATGACGGTGTTATCGAATGGAGTGACCCAGAGGTCGTCAGAGTGTTTAGAAACACATTAAAGCATTATTTGCCAATGTTTACTCGGCAAGAGAAGATAAGTGGCTAGCTGATATAATTGCATAGGATTACATTGTTCGTTTGGATGGTCGGAGCTTGGAGAGAGTAACTGTCGTTCACTTGCTTTGAGTTTTTCAAAATGACCATCAGCAGCAAATTGGGAACTTCAGGGGGCTGGAGCGTGGCTATTAATCATCCGAAAAATCACTTTCTCACATTAAGGGATTGTTAGTTTGATTCAACTTTTAAAGCAACTATGGCTTTAGACAATGACTGATGTCATGATAGAATACATGATCGTTAGTTGAATCTTTAGCATGGTTATTTGAATATGAATGTAGTTGATTTATTCTCTGGAGTTGGCGGTTTAAGCTTAGGGGCAACTCGAGCCGGTTTCAACTTGGTTGGAGCTGTTGAACTGGATAAACATGCTATTTTTTCACATGAGTTAAACTTCCCAAAATCAACACATTTGCATCGGGATGTCTGCTCGCTTACAGCAAAAGATATTTTGTCTGCATGTGCTGTAAAGGACATTGATTGCGTTATTGGTGGTCCACCTTGCCAAGGATTTAGCACCATTGGAAAAAGGAATGCCAATGATACAAGAAATGAATTGTATATTCATTTTTTTAGGTTGGTAAGTGAGTTATCTCCAATTTGTTTTTTGGCAGAGAATGTTCCAGGAATTATGGGTGAGAAATATAATCCAGTAAGAGAAGAAGCATTTTCTTTAGTTAGAGATGGCTATTGTTTATTACATCCAATAAGGGTTAATGCTTCAAATTATGGAGCACCTACGACACGGACACGAATATTTTTCATGGGTTTTAAAAGAGGTTTTATTAATCAGTTAAAAGAATCTGATTTTTTTCCTAAAAATATAATAGAGCAGACTCTTGTCAAAGATGCACTCTACGGATTACCGCGAACTATAAGAAAAGAGTGGCAGACAGAGGAGCAAGGCTGGCGTTCAGTAAAAATGGATAAAGATGGTTACTATTATGAGCGACTTTGGGGACATATACCAAATGGTGTAGGTGATGCAGAATCCATTCAAAATTTAAAGAAAGGATTGGTATCTGGCTTTTTAGGTACAGCTCATTCGGAGGAAGTGCTCAGGAGATATAGACAACTTTCATTCGGTGAAACTGATAAGATTTCGAGATCACAACGACTCAATCCTAACGGTTTTTGTCCAACTTTGAGAGCAGGTACAGGAAGTGACAAGGGGAGTTATCAGGCCGTTAGGCCAATTCACCCTACTCAAGCTAGGGTGATAACTCCTCGTGAAGCAGCTAGGTTACAAGGGTTTCCTGATTGGTTCCGTTTTCATCCTACAAAGTGGCACAGTTTTAGACAGATAGGTAATAGCGTTAGTCCGCTTGTGGCTGAGGCTATGCTATTACCTTTATACGATTACTGTTTAAAAGTTAAAAAAGAATCTTTGAATACCATGGAACGACCTTGTAGTATTCGATAAAATTACTTAGATCGGAGTTGGCTCCAGAAGGAGTGGAGCCAATGTAAAACCCTAGAGTTTCATGGATGTTTTCTACTGAAGCTTCGGGTAATAAAGATTCAATATGTATCCTTTCTTTTAAAGACATAGCAGGGACGTTTATATTTTTAGGATTACTCCACTTCCCATCATAAAATGGCCAATTCTTGATTCTGGAATTATCAATAAATTTAGCTTCTTCTGTATCAGTGTTTTCAAGAACGATAGCTGTTAAAGTAACCATCTGTTGGCCATCTTTATAAACGAAAGAAGTTAATGGATGTATTCTTATGTCATTTCGACCTTTTAATCCATGCCCTATTGCGCGTCTCATAGCATTAACTAGGAGCATAGGGTATTTTTTAAATCCGACATCTTCGACTACTGCATTCGGTGGTAAAAAATCTTGAGTCAAAATATCGTTTATCTTTTGAAATCTATATGCTCTTGGATCTCGTTCGCTCGGGTTTTTTCCCAAGGCTTCAGGGTTTGCATTTAAAGTGATCTTAAAAATGTCTTTGGGTTTTAGCTTTGTAACCAAATTAACTATTTCATTTAACTGAGCATTTAAGTCTGAAGGCGTTGCATAATCTAACCATATGATCGTTTTATCGTCAAAGTTATAGCGATTGATGAAGTCTCCGCTCATTTCTGGGGTATCACCCAAATTTATGCAAGATAATGGTTTGTTAAACTGTTGTCGGCAATGGACATTTTTATCTCCTTCGATAGATATCATTTTAGTCACTTTTAACAAATTATGAATTTGTTTGAAATCTTCGAGGAAAGGCCCCCCGAATCCTATATATACATATTCGGATATGTTTGTATAATTGTTTAACCTTCTTAGGGATTCTATAAATAGATTCCTTTCAATGGCTTTGTTTTGCCGCAAATGATATGGGATGCTTCCGCCAGTACTCATTGTTTAGCCTTTTTTAGAAATTCATCAAAACAATATTGACCAACCTCTGTTGGTGGTTGAGTTGCATCATCAAAGAGAAACTCTGACACCAGTTTTATTTCACTATGTCTACGGCTAAATTTTATCTGACGTAATGGATCCGAATCCCGAGGCATTGGTAGCTTCGGTTTGAAAACTTCTCCTCCTATTGAACGTCGAACGTTCGACCAGTTTTCTCTAGGAATTGATTTAGTAAAGTCGACCTCAGTTGTTGAAACCATATTGGATGCAGTATTAATAATTTGCTTTCTTTCCTCTGCGTTACTTTTCCATTTGTTGGTAAAGTCCGTGAAGAATTTTAAACCCTCGCGCATAAAATCTTTAGTAGAAAGATATAGCTCAGAGTTACCATCAACACCTCGTTTAGTTGTAGTGATAGGTAGTAATTCAGCATTTGATGATGTGAAAATAACAACACCAGAAATTCCGATGAATTGAGTATGATATTGTGGAACTCCAGCTTCTCCCCAACCTGTAAGCTTGGTTTTATCCGCATGTAGGACTACACGATCATTGCATATAATTGTCCAACCAGCTTTTTCTGTTGTGGAACGGCCTGATAATAAATTCTCTTCTTCTTCCTCACTAGGCAAGTTACGATAAAATCCAACTGCAACTTTAATTGAAACTCCATTTGAATTATTTTTATATACATAAGGAGCAATGCCGTCGGTATTGCCTTTAATGGCTTCTTCATCAAATATTAAATTGGTGCTATTTGGCTTAACAATACATCCATTTACTTTAACCTCAAACCCTTTTTTAATGATTAAACTATAATGATTTGCTATGATATTAATCAAAACTTCTTCAAAGCCACGATCCTTTGATAGGGATGCTTTAATATCTTTCCTTAAATTGTTAATTTGGATGCTGACGCCTGTTTCGTTTAAGTCAACATTATTTCGCTCTAACTCCAAAGACCAGTTTTCATCATCAGCCATCCATTCAGGAGAAATGGTAACTGAAAATTGTTCGTTTTCAGTTTTGCTTAAAATCTGAGCAGATGTCCCCATTTTGAAAATCGCTCGTTTCATTCCGATACCATATACACCAATTGTCGGGAGATCATCCGCCTCACGTTCTGCAGGTCTACCCAACCTAAACGCATAGCTTTCCGCAAGTTTTGCTGGAATACCTCCGCAATTATCAGTTATTCTGAAACTATTCTCATCAAATTCAATATGAGCATAGTAACCCTTGTAAACGTCTGATTTACCGAAGGTTTGCTCTGGAGTGAAATTGTTTTTTCTTAATACACCATCTAGGCAGTTATCTAGTAAATCTAGAATTGAGTCAGACAACTCAATATCTCGGGTGAGCATCTCAACAAAGAATCTTTTTGCTGGAAATGCTGCTATTTTGACGTTTGACGAAACCATAAATTATCCTTTTTCGAACAGTAATTTTCGCATTCATGCATAATGGCTGTGAACGAAGATTCGTCTTGATTAGGCGTGCATGATTTTGCATACAAAATGTATGAAAAAAAAAGCTGCCTGTCTATGACTGATAGCCGTCTAGTTACTTGGTTTTCAAGACAAATGCGACTGCATCAAAACCGTCTCATGAAGCGGGCGGGCGAGGCGGGGAAAGCACTGCGCGCTGGCGGTGGTGCTGATTTTATTTTTTCAGCGTCTGAGCGCGTCATGATGGTGTTTAGATTGTTAGCCGGGGCGTTGGTTTGCCTGCGGGCTGTTTTGTGTGGTGGCGAGCGTGTGAGGTCGTGATGACGGGGTGTAAAAAAGCCGCCCGCAGGCGGCGATGTTCAGCCGTTGTCAGTGTCCAGTGAGTAGTTTTTAAAGCGGATGACCTCCTGACCGAGCCAGCCGTTTATTTCCCGAATCCTGTCCTGTAACGGGATAAGTTCATTGCGGACAAAGACCTTTGCCACTTTCTCAATATCACCCAGCGACCCGACGTTCTCCGGCTTGCCACCCATCAACTGAAAGGGGATGCGGTGCGCGTCCAGCAGGTCAGCGGCGCTGGCTTTTTTGATATTAAAAAAATCGTCCTTCGTCGCCACTTCACTGAGGGGGATAATTTTAATGCCGTCGGCTTTCCCCTGTGGGGCATAGAGAAACAGGTTTTTAAAGTTGTTGCGGCCTTTCGACTTGACCATGTTTTCGCGAAGCATTTCGATATCGTTGCGATCCTGCACGGCATCGGTGACGTACATGATGTATCCGGCATGTGCGCCATTTTCGTAATACTTGCGGCGGAACAACGTGGCCGACTCATTCAGCCAGGCAGAGTTAAGGGCGCTGAGATATTCCGGCAGGCCGTACAGCTCCTGATTAATATCCGGCTCCAGCAGGTGAAACACGGAGCCGGGCGCGAAGGCTGTCGGCTCGTTGAAGGACGGCACCCACCAGTAAACATCCTCTTCCACGCCACGGCGGGTATATTTTGCCGGTGAGGTTTCCAGTCTGATGACCTTACCGGTGGTGCTGTAACGCTTTTCCAGAAACGCATTACCGAACACCAGAAAATCCAGCACAAAGCGGCTGAAATCCTGCTGGGAAAGCCATGGATGCGGGATAAATGTCGAGGCCAGAATATTGCGTTTGACGTAAATCGGCGAGCTGTGATGCACGGCAGCCCGCAGGCTTTTTGCCAGACCGGTAAAGCTGACCGGTGGCTCATACCATCTGCCGTTACTGATGCACTCGACGTAATCCAGAATGTCACGGCGGTCGAGTACCGGCACCGGCTCACCAAAGGTGAATGCCTCCATTTTCGGGCCGCTGGCGGTCATTGTTTT